ATTATACATAGAGTATTAGGAGTTAAAAATGACAAGAGTAGCTATTAATCGTTGCTTCGGTGGGTTTGGTTTGAGTGATACAGCGTTCGAGAAGTTGCTTGAACGTAAAGGTATTGCATTTGAGAAGGAAGAAGATCCAACCAAAGGAAAAATCTTTGGTGTTACATATTGGAAAGACGGTATGTGTGGCAAAGATGATGGTTATCTCAGTTACTATGAGTTCTGTGAAGATCGTTCAGACCCAGACTTGATTGCTGTGATTGAAGAGATGGGTAGTGCTGCCAATGGTTTCGCAGCAGAGATTGCTATTGTAGATATTCCCGATGGTGTTGAGTGGCACATTCATGAGTATGATGGTATTGAGCATGTGGCAGAAAACCACAGAACATGGAGTTGATATGGTGGATTTAGAAGAAATTAGATTAGCTCGTACACTCGGAAGAGTGATTGAAGAAGAAATACGTAAAGGTAATAAACTTCCTGATGAAGTTCTTAGAGCGTATGAAGAGTTGTATAGGTTTTGGCAATATCAAATGAGTAGAGAATTATCATGAGAAAAGAATTAGACGAAGCACTATGTGCAAAGTATCCGCTTATCTTTAAAGATCGTAATGCGGATATGCGACACACAGCCATGTGCTGGGGTTTCGAATGTGGTGATGGTTGGTATAACATCATCGATATTCTTTGTGGTTTGTTGACTTCGGAATATCGTAGCGCAAAAAGTCGATATGATTATCTTATGGAAACAGGTGTTGGTAATGTTCTTTATGGAACAAAAACAGTAACGCAAGAAGCAATTGATGAAGCCAAAGCAAAACTGGATGAAGAAACTCTAAGGGTTCCAGTTGCTGTTCAAGTCAAAGAAAAGTTCGGTGGTCTTCGTTTCTATGTTCAGGCTGCAACTGATAAACACTATAACTACATCTCTTTTGCTGAGAGTATGAGTTATCGTACATGTGAAGAGTGTGGTGCTCCAGGTAAAACTTATACCGATGGTTGGCATCGTACTATGTGTGATATCCACGCAGCAATGGAAGGTCGTACTGAAGAATATGAGTATGAGGAGAATGAATAATGTTTTATGGTAAAGACGATGTTGAACGTCAATTCGCTCCACTTGTGAAGAAATTTCAAGAACAAGAATTGTTTTTATTTGAGCCGATGCCCAAGTACAAAGAAGGTGAGAGATGGACTGACGAATTTCGTATTCGTGATGGTCACACTAAACTCGCTGATGGATCGTGGGTGACTATTCATAAACTAACTACATATGTTGATGTGCTTCAGAAAAATACTACAAAGTTGTATGAGGAAAATCTGAAACTTAATCGTGAGTTGTTGCTTGCGAGAAGGCAAAAGCGTGAGATGGAATATGGTCTGCGTGTCGCAGGAAAAGCATTGGAGAAGTCACTTGCTATTACTAAGGAGATGATCGATGAGTAAGTTTGTTTTGGTTGAAACTATTTCTCAATATCGTATGCGTTATGTTATTGAAGTTCCTGATAACCACAATGATGGTGAATATCCTTGCACAGCTGAACAATGGGCAGCTGATACAGTTACATCTGAAGAGATGAATGAGTTCTCGCAGTTGTGGGTAGGAGAAACAATTCTAAGCACTCGAGAGATTGCCAAAGAAGAAATTATTCCATTGGCTGATAAAGATAATGACTACACTAAAGACTGGACAGATGAACAAAAGATGAATGCATTCGTCACACCAATTGGATATAAGAGAGACTGGTAATGTTTGTATTTGATGTAGAAACTTTGGGTATCGAATCAACCTGCGTGATTTTATCTGCAGGTTTAATTTATTTCGATCCAGAGGAACAACCTGACTATCAGAAACTTCTTGACGATGCATGTTTCGTTAAGTTAAAATCAAAAGACCAAGTTGAAAGACTTGGTCGCACCATTTCAAAAGACACAATTGATTGGTGGAAGAATCAACACGAATATGTTCGCAAGGTTTCTTTTGATGCAAGTCCAGATGATTTAATTGCAGAAGATGCGATTAAAATTCTAAAAGATTATATGGCGAAGTATCCTAACGCAAGTAAGCAAACTATGTGGGCACGTGGTTCTCTTGACCAAGTTGCAATAGATAGTTTGTGCGTTAAACTTGACATTAATCCGATTACCACGTATAATATGTGGAGGGACGTGAGAACTGCTGTTGATTGTTTTACTGGTTCCACGAATGGTTATTGTGAAGTCAATCACCCAACATTTAAACGACACAGTGTAATCAAACATCATCCAGTACATGATTGTGCATTGGATGCTATGCAACTTATGTATGGTAAATAAAATCAAAATATTAAACGTACCAATATTTCATTCGCACGACTATGCCATCGGTGGTAAGATGGTAGTGGGTAAAGCAGAGATGGATGAATCGTTTTCAACTCTATTACAAGATGGTGATGAAACAGCAATCATGCAGGTGAAAGAAAAACTAACTCGAGATATGATAAAACATATGCTCGAGAATAGACTGGTTGAGTTTACTTACTACGATGATCCAATTACAATGAGACGATGCTTAACTGTAAGAGCATATCTTGCACCCAATGATCAAGTTAAAATTTTAAGATTAGCAAACAAAATATGATTTTTTATACGCACGTATTTCCCTTTGGTAACAAAATGTGTGTCAGAGGTTATGAAAACGGCAGAGCGTTTCAACGTAAGATCGACTTTTACCCAACACTTTATGTAACATCAAATAAAGCAGAGAGCCAGTGGCGCACACTCGATGGTCAAGTTATCGATGAAGTTAAACCTGGAACTGTAAAAGAAACACGTGAGTTCTTTGATCGTTACAAAGAAGTGCAGGGTTTCAACGTCTACGGAAACACTAACTATGTTCACCAATATATCAGCGACACTTATGAGAGTGATGTTCGTTGGGATATGGAACAAATTAAAGTGTTCACCATCGACATTGAAACTGCAGTTGAAGATGGATTCCCTGATGTCAAACAGGCGAATGAAGAGATCTTACTAATCACAATCAAAGACTTTCAATCTAAGAGTATTATCACTTTCGGCACACGTGAGTTTGAAAATACTCGCAAGGATGTTACTTACTTCCGTTGCAAAGACGAGCAACAACTTCTCAAAGAGTTTATGATTTTCTGGCAACAGAATTATCCTGATGTTCTAACTGGATGGAACATTGGATTCTTTGACGTACCATATTTGACTAAACGTATTCAGCGTGAACTTGGCGAAGCAATCGCAGCCAAACTTTCACCATGGGGATATATCAATGAACGAAAGATCTTTGTTAAAGGTAACGAAGAAATTTCATTTGACATCCATGGTGTAAGCCAACTTGACTATCTTGACTTGTATAAGAAGTTCACTTATCAAAAGCAAGAGTCCTATCGTCTAGATTATATCGCAGGTGAAGAACTTGGTGATGCCAAGAAAGAAAACCCTGGAGATACATTTAAAGACTTCTATACAAATTACTGGCAAGACTTCGTTGAGTATAACATTCACGACGTAGAGTTGGTTGACAAACTTGAAGATAAGATGCGACTGATTGAGTTGTGTCTTACCATGGCATACAATGCAAAGATTAACTATGAAGATGTATTCTCTCAGGTAAGAATGTGGGACGCCATCATCTATAATCACCTGCGTAAGAAACATATCGCCATTCCTACCAAGGTTGGTTCCAGTAAGAATGAAGCATTTGAAGGTGCTTTCGTTAAAGACCCATTGCTGGGTATGCATAAGTGGGTTGCTTCTTTTGACTTGAACAGTCTATATCCTCACTTGATTATGCAGTATAACATCTCACCAGAAACATTGAGTGGTGAGAAGATCTCATGCAACGTTGAACGTCTGCTCAATCAAGAAGTTGATACTGAATATTGTAAGCGTAGGGATCTTGCGTTGACTGCCAATGGCTGGACTTACCGCAGAGATATCAAAGGGTTCATGCCTGAGTTGATGGAGAAGATGTATTCAGACCGCAGTAAGTTCAAGAAGCAGATGCTGAAAGTTGAACAGGAATATCAGAACGACAAGTCCAAGAAAGAACTACTGAAAGAGATTAGTCGACTGAACAACCTGCAGATGGCAATGAAGATTGCTCTCAACTCTGCTTATGGTGCGATGGGTAATCAGTATTTCCGTTACTTTGATATTCGCATGGCAGAAGGTATTACTACCAGTGGTCAACTATCGATTCGTTGGATGGCAAATGAGTTTAATCGTTATCTCAACAAGGTCATGAAGACAGAAGGTAAAGACTTTGTTATCGCCATTGACACAGATTCAATCTATCTAACATTGGAAGAACTGATCGAGAAAGTTTGCGAAGGTAAAACTGACGACCAGAAAATTAAATATATGGATAAGGTTTGCGAAGAGATCTTCCAACCATTCATTGACCAAACGTATCAAAAGTTGGGTGAGTATATGAACGCATACTCTCAGAAGATGATTATGAAACGTGAGGTTCTTGCCGATAAGGGTATCTGGACTGCCAAGAAAAGATACATATTGAACGTACACAATTCTGAAGGAGTGCAGTATGCTAAACCGAAACTCAAAGTTATGGGGCTTGAAATGGTCAAGTCAAGTACACCTGCTGTTATTCGTGACAAACTTAAAGATTCGATCGAAGTTATTCTCAAGGGCAGTCAAGCGGACTTACACTCGTATATCGAAAAGTTCCGTGAAGAATTCAACCAAATGCCAGTAGAGGATATTGCTTTCCCACGTGGCGTAAATGGTTTGAGAACATATGCTGGTTCTCCGATCTATACCAAGGGAACACCTATCCATGTAAGGGGTTCACTACTTTACAATCATTATGTCAAGAAACTTGGACTTGAAAAGAAGTATCAGTTGATTAAAGAGGGTGAGAAGGTTAAGTTTGTATATGTGAGAAAACCAAATCCATTCCAGGAAGACGTTATCGCATTCCCGCAAAATCTACCGAAAGAGTTTGGTTTGCATGACTTTATTGATTATGAAACACAGTTTGAAAAGACATTCCTCGATGCAATGCAAACTGTAATCCAGCCGATTGGTTGGAATGTTGAAGCCAAGTCATCATTGGAGGATTTCTTTGGATAATATTAAAGTGATTAAAACAGGAATCAACGTATCAAAGATTCTTGCTCAATTAAAACTTTACAAAGATGATTGGAACTCTGAAGGTCAGATGAAAGGTGCTTCAACAGTCCAGAAAGAATTTGACTTCCCACAAATTAATGCAGGTGTTTTGCAATTAGTTATTGGTGGTGTTGAGAATGAAACGCAATATGTTGGTGACACTGAGTATTGCATTAAAACACCTGCGTATAACAGACACACAGAAATTGTTAGATTTATGAAACGAAACTTCCACGACCATTCACGTTGTGGATTCTTGTCATTGCCAGTTGGTGGTTCTGTCGGCAAACATATAGACATCGGTAGTTATTATCAGACCAGAGATCGTTACCATCTCTCCATCGCAGGTAGATACAAATATATGGTTGGAGATGAGGAATACATAGTAGAGCCAGGAACTTTGTTGTGGTTCAATAATAAATTGCAACATGGAACTGAAAATGTTGGCAATGAAGTTCGTGTAACCTTTGTATTCGATGTGCCACATCACAAATCTAACCCAAAATAAAACTTTACAAATAACCATACTTCGTGTATAATAAAATTTTAGGAGTTGAAAAATGAGTATACTAGATAAAATTCGCAAGAATAGTACGATTAAAGATTCTGCTATTCTATCACAATCAAAGTTCTTCACAAAGAAGGATATGATTCCTACCACTGTCCCAGCAATCAATATTGCATTGTCTGGTCGTCTTGATGGTGGTTTGACTCCAGGTATCACAATGTGGGCTGGACCAAGTAAACACTTCAAGACAGCATTCAGTTTGCTAATGGCTAAGTCTTATATGGACAAGTACCCCGATGCTGCGTTGCTTTTCTACGACTCAGAGTTCGGCACACCTCAAGCATACTTTGATTCTTTCGGTATTGATACCGAGCGTGTTATCCATACACCACTTACTGACGTAGAGCAGTTGAAGTTTGACATCATGCAACAGCTACAAGGAGTTGAACGTGGCGACCATCTTATTATTGTTATTGATTCTATTGGTAATCTTGCGTCTAAGAAGGAAGTAGAAGATGCACTTGATGGCAAATCTGTTGCTGATATGAGTCGTGCCAAACAGATGAAGTCATTGTTCCGTATGATTACACCACACCTGAACCTTAAAGATATTCCATTGGTTGTTGTTAATCATACATATATGGAGATCGGTATGTTCCCCAAACCTATTGTCGGTGGTGGAACTGGTGCCATGTACTCTGCCGATAATGTATACATTCTTGGTCGTCAACAAGAAAAAGAAGGGACTGAAGTTGTTGGATATAATTTTATTATCAATGTGGAGAAATCTCGTTATGTGCGTGAAAAATCTAAGATTCCTGTTACTGTATATCATGATGGGGGTATTAGCCGTTGGTCTGGCTTACTTGATATCGCACTCGAGTCTGGGCATGTTGTCAAGCCAAGTAATGGTTGGTATAGTAAAGTAGATGCAGATGGTGTTATTGAAGATAAGAAGTATCGCCTGAAAGATACAGATACTAAAGACTTCTGGATGCCAGTACTTATGCAAAAGTCTTTCATTGAGTTTGTTAAAAACAAATATCAGGTAGGTTCAACAGATATCCTTAAAGATGAAGATATCGATGCAGAACTTGCTGCGATTGATGATGAAGAATAATATGCGCAATTATGTTACTGTGCAAAATCGCAGTAATGGACATGATGCGATAAAGTTGACAGATGGTGCATATGAAGGTATAATTTATTCTTATGGTAAAGTTGGTTTCGAAGAAGATGAAGCCAACGATTCCTTGAAGATTAGTTTTGAATATGAGATTCTTGACTACAACGATAAGGTTATCACTGACATGAAACCCTTTGAGAAATACATAGGTGATATCCTTCAAGATCTTATTCATGAAGGTATTGCGAATAATAATTTAACGTACACAGGTGGTGTTGATGAGAATAGAACAGGCGATCCTATCGAACCTGATTCACAATGAGGAGTTCTGTCGTAAGGCAGTTCCTCATTTAAAGACTGAGTATTTTGCAGATCGTAAAGAAAGTGCTATCGCTAAAATCTTAGTTGAGTTTTTTGAGCAGTATAATAAGCCAGCATCACCTGAGATTCTGGCTATTGAGATTGGCAATATCAAAGGGCTAACTGACAAAGAAGTTCCTGAGTTCCAAGAATATGCCAAACAGTTGACTAATAAAGAACCTAATGAAGAATGGTTGATTGGTCAGACTGAAAAGTTTTGTAAAGACAGGGCAGTTTATAATGCGATTCTTAAATCAATTCAAATTATCGATGGTAGGGACAAAGTGCATCAACAAGATGCGATACCTACTATTCTTAGTGAAGCACTTGGTGTTTGCTTTGATAATCATGTTGGTCATGATTACATTCAGGATGCTAATGATAGGTATGATTTTTATCACAGGGTGGAAGAGAAAATTGCTTTCGATCTTGAGATGTTCAACAAAATCACCAAAGGTGGACTCAGTAAGAAAACTTTGAACATTGCTTTGGCAGGAACAGGTGTTGGTAAATCGTTGTTTATGTGTCACGTTGGAGCCAGTGTTCTTATGCAGGGTAAAAATGTTTTATACATAACAATGGAGATGGCTGAAGAACGTATCGCTGAACGTATCGATGCAAACTTACTTAACCTAACCATGGATGAATTGAAAGTTGTTGATCGGGATATCTTTGATTCACGTCTACAGAAGATTGCTACAAAAACACAGGGAACACTGATTGTCAAAGAGTATCCAACTGCAGGTGCTCATGCTGGTCACTTCCGTGCTTTGTTGGAAGAGTTAAAACTTAAGAGAGAGTTTGCTCCAGATATTATCTTTATTGACTATCTGAATATCTGTGCTTCATCTAGAATGAAACAAACCCATGGTGTAAACTCTTATACATATATTAAGGCTATCGCTGAAGAACTAAGGGGACTGGCAGTTGAATACAACGTACCTATTGTTAGTGCAACTCAAACAACTCGATCTGGATTTACAAACTCAGACCCAGGACTTGAGGACACTTCAGAATCTTTTGGACTCCCTGCGACAGCTGATTTCATGTTCGCACTTGTGAGTAATGAAGAACTTGAGCAGTTGAATCAGATTATCG